AGCTCATTGTCGAAGAGAACGGTTTAGATCACTTCGAAAGAGAGATATTGCATCTATGTAAGAGTAAGGGTGAACTAAATTATATCGAAATGAAAGAACAGGTGATTCGGGATGTGCTTTTAAAGCCTAATGAATATCACAATGCGTTTGTCGGCGGAAAAATCCACAGAGCACACCTTAAGCCTCTGTGGAAGTAAAATAAAGCTTTACATTAGCGCTAAAATAGTGTATAATCTATCTTAGATTAAACAATAAAGAAAATATATTATGATACTCATTGACTATTCCGGGATTGCTGTTGCAGCATTCTTTTCACAATCGAAAGGGCAAGAAACCCCAACAGAAGACATGCTAAGGCACGTAGTTCTTAATAACATTCGTATGTATAATATGATGTTTAGAGAAGAATATGGCCAAATGGTTATAGCATGTGATGGTGGATCATGGCGTAAAGACGTGTTTCCAGAATACAAGGCAAACCGTAAAAAGTCTAGAGATAGTTCCGATATGGATTGGAATGCATTCTTTAACACTCTTACTAAGATTAGAGAAGAGATCGCGGCTAACCTACCTTGGTTGCCTATTCATGTTGAAAATGTTGAAGCAGATGATATTATTGCATGCTTAACAAAGGAAACACAGAGTTTGGTAAGCACGAGAAAGTAATGATTGTTTCTGCTGATAAGGACTTCATTCAACTCCACAAATATAAGAATGTAAAGCAATTTTCTCCTATGAAGAAAAGGCTTATTACTGAAAAAGATCCAATTGGTTACATTCGTGAGCATATATTCCGCGGAGATTCAAGCGATGGGGTGCCTAATGTCCTTAGCAGAGATGATGTATTTGTTAAAGAAGATGCTCGCCAAACTCCTCTGACAAAGAAGAAAATGCAAGTTTGGTTGGATAACTATGATAGACTATCTGAAGTAATGCCTGAAGATGCATACCGCAACTATCAACGAAACCAAAAAGTCATTGATCTAGATTTTATTCCTACGAATATACAACAAGAAATACTCGAACAATATAACAATACAAAAATAGCTCCGAAAATGAAGGTACTAAATTACTTAGTCGTTAATCGGTTAAATAACCTCATACCTTCAGCTTCAGACTTTTTTCCATATGAAAAAAAATAAAGAAAAACTACTACACGAGCTCCTTGAAGAAACTCAAGAAGCTAAAACCCGCGCAGATCGGATCGAAATCTTTAAGAAGAATGATTCATTTGTGCTTAGAACCATTTTGCAGCTTGCTTATAGTAAGTCTATCGAATTGGATTTCCCATCTGGTCCACCGCCATATAAACCTAACGATGCTCCAACTGGACTTGAACTTGCTCGACTAAAGAACATTATTCGAGGATTAGGTAACTGTGTAAAGGGTAACAAGACTCCTAATATGAAGAAGGAAAAGATCTTCATTGGCATTCTTGAGTCAGTTCATCCAAAAGATGCCGAAGTCATCATTGCAGCGAAGGATAAGGCACTAAGTAAGCTATATAGTAAAATCACAGAGAACCTCGTTGAAAAGACGTTCCCTGCTCTAATAAAATAAGGGTTTACATTCTTACTATATAATGGTATAATTATATCTTAATTATGAATATATTCGCATTATCACCAATTCCCGAAGTCGCAGCCAAATGGCACTGTGACAAACATATCAGTAAAATGGTCGTCGAATCAGGCCAAATGCTATCTACGGCTCATCGCATCCTCGATGGTACTATGGATCGCAGGCCTTCTAAATCAGGCAAGACGATGGCAAAGTATTGGGCGCTGGATGATAATCGCGAAAATGTTCTTTACAAAGCAGTACATGTAGGACATCCATGCACGGTTTGGACTACACAATCCCACATGAATTACAAATGGCACTACGATCTATTTAAGTGCTTATGCAAGGAATATACATATCGGTACGGTAAGCAGCACCTAACAGAAAAGGTATTGCTTGATATCCTTAAAGATCCACCAAAAAACATCTCTAAGTCGTTCATGACACCATTTGCACTTGCTATGGGCGCAGAACCAGATTGTATCGATCATGACGATTGCATTGGTTCATATCAAAAATTCTATCAAACAAAACAAAAACGGTTCGCAATGAAGTGGACCAAACGACCAATACCGCATTGGTTTAAAATATTATGACATACGATTACTATTGTGATAAATGTGATAAGGTATGGGAAGAATCTCATGCCATCGCAGATCGAGATAAGCCATGCGGCAAATCATGCCCATGCAATAAGGACGGAAAGGTGAAACGTGGAGTGTGTGCACCAGCGTTATCCTTCGAAGGATCTGTTTCAGCTATTAGAAAAGCTGGATCAGGTTGGAATGATGTCCTCACTGGAATTAATAAAGCATCTGGTAAAGACGCTAAAATTGACCACTACTAAAATGAAAAGGAATAAAAAGTCTGTAAGGAATAAGACAGCTAATGTATATGGCGAACTTGATTCTTTCGAACGAAAAAAGAAACGCCGAGAAAAATTAAATCGTAGGAAGAAGTCTTTCGCAAATCAATATGAGAGAGAAGATTACTTTGACAACATCGACTATTACGAATCACCTAGCACACTTGAAGATTATGAATAACCAATTAGAACTATTCCCTACGCTCTATACACAACTCACATTTGCATTCTATGAAACCTCAGACGCTTAGTCGAACAAAGACATTTAAGCATTGTCCTATTGAATTAGGATACGATGACTTAAGCACAGAGACAATAGACTCTAAACGTAAGTATGTCACTCCTATTGGAAAGACATATCCATCTATTACATCTATTCTTGGATACTTTACGAAGGCATCTATTATGGAATGGCGTAAGAGGGTTGGAGATGAAGAAGCAAATCGTGTTTCGCGTCACGCATGCGGCCGGGGGAATGCTGTTCACTCTATTGCTGAAAGATATATTAATAACGAAGAAGACTTCATGAAAGGAGAGAATCTTCCACATATCGTACAGTTGGCACGTGCAGTGAAAGGTGTTATCGATGAAAGGTTGGATTCTGTTGTTCTTCAAGAATGTCCTCTCTATTCAGATCAATTAAAGGCCGCTGGTCGAGTTGACTTGATTGGTAACTTTGATGATGAACTGTCTATTGTAGACTTTAAGACATCGAAGAGAATTAAATCTCGTGATGAGATTGAAGACTATTTCATTCAAGCATGTGCATATTCGTGTATGTTCGAAGAAAGAACTGGCACGCCTATTGAACAATTAGTGATCATTATGGCTGTCGATGGATCTAATACACCTATCGTCTTTAAAGAAAGAACTGATGATTGGCTCGAACCGATGGTAAAGAAAATCACTTCATATCATGCACAAAACCCTAGCTGAGTATATTTTACATTTAAAGGATGCGATGCCTTTAGATATGTGTGAGAAGCTAATCGAGACATATGACTCTGTTAGCCATTCTGATCCTAATTATGTAAAACGTGAGAGTAAGATCTTTGACTTTGCTGAGATCAATATGCTTGATCATGCGGCTTTTGCTGAGTTTCGTGAACCGATGGGCGAGTTGATGAGAGCAGTGAATAACTTCTATATGGATAAGACACATAACGCGCTTCGCGATAAGCTAGTGTGCTATGAGCCAATGAAGGATTACGAAGCTCCACGAATCAAGAGATACGAACCTAATCAGGGAATCTTTGATTGGCATATTGATGCTGCTGATCAATCCTCTTCAAAGAGAGCAGTGGTCATGTTTTGGTATCTGAATGATGTTGCTGAAGGAGGAGAAACGATCTTCGATATCGGTGACGAAGTGGCCATAAAGCCCGAAGCTGGATCTGTGGTATGCTTCCCACCAACATGGCAGTACCCCCACAAAGGTGCTACGCCGATCTCTGGACCTAAATATGTCGTATCATCATACGTCTGGTTGCCTGTAGATCATCCAATGTGTGACTAATTTTGTGATTTTTTCACGTTCTATACGTCAATGTGTCTAAGTGACTGATATTCAAGTGTATACGTCGGTGTACTTTTATGCGCTGTTATGGTATAATTAATACTGTAACCAACCAATAAGAACAATATTAAAAAAACTATGGCTAATCTAACACAAAACGAAATGAAATCTCTTTCCTCTCTCTTTGCTAAAATGGATCGAGAGGATCTTGATCACGCTGTCAACTTGCACAATACACGTAGTCGCAAGATTATTGCAGAAAATGCAGCTAAGTTCTCTATTGGAGATATCGTATCATTCACTGGTAGAGGCTCAGTGATCAACGCAACGGTCGAGAAGATCAATCGTAAGACTGTTAAAGTTCGCGATAATAAGACATCGATGCGGTGGTCAGTATCACCCTCGTTCTTAACTCTTGTATCTTAATTGTTTACATTCTCTCTTATAACTTTACAATAGGAACACAGATATAATGATACTGTAACCAACCAATAGAACTTATGAAAAAACTAAGCGGCGACCAAATTGAAATCGACTTCGACACGATCGAAAAAGACGGCACACCTCGCAGTCAATCTTGCGAAGGTAAGGTTATTGAGGATATTGCCCAACGCTATGCCAGCAGCCGTTATTTGCTGACAGAACTATGAAAAAGACACTTACTACACATTTATATTATGAAAGCAATACAAACAAAATACCTAGCAGCAACAAATGCACGCGGCGCACGCATCAAAGCAACCGCTGGCGATATGTGTGCAACGGTTCCCTATAATTACGCATTGAGAGACGAGGCCGTTTACTTTGAAGCGGTTAAGGAGCTGGTTAAAAAGAACGGCCTTGACTGGGACATCTCGGAAATGGCATTCGGCGGAACAGACAACGGATATACGTTTTGTTTTCGGGATAACACAATTACATAACATGTGATTAATTTTGTGATTTTTAAAACGAAACTTTTAAAAAGTGCACAAGTCATTAACAGTCAGTTAGATAATACTAGT